GGCTGATTCTGACGGTGTGCGAAGAGATCCGGTTCACTGACAACTGACCAGTTCTCATCCAGTACCTCACGGTTTGGACTGAAACCGACAGGATTTCAGCCACTTGCTTGTAGGTGTACCATTTCATTTAGTGCCTCCGATTTCTGCTTGTATTTTATCCTCTGCCGTAGTATTAATGCTTATACAGTAGAAGGCAAAGAGTGTCAACCGGAGAAGGGGGGGGCAATGGATTACTTGAAGTTTTTGGAGCACAGTTTTGAGGTTGAAAACGAGGTATCGGAATGCCGCCCAAATAGTCGGCTTGAGTATCTTGCAGATCACATTTTTAACTTCACTACATACGATTCAGAGATGAGTGAGTTATTTGCTGGTAAGGCGGTCGAAGTTTGTGCAGCCATTACAGATGGAAAAACTTTTGAGTACATTGAGGATCACGAAAACTACAAATGGTATCTACTGATGTGCAATATGCCATTTTTTTCCGAAAAACTGGAATGGGGATCGTCAATCAGGGGAGCGTGGTGGAATCAAAAGATCACATTTCAAAGCTTAGGTCTATGGAAAGGCGACGAACAGGTCACTGAGGTGATGGACTTTAGTGAGACTGAATGGAAACTGTTTGTTGATTCTATTCTTGAATTTGCCGGCCAGGGTCAGTAACGAACCAATGGAAGTGGTGGGAGATCACCCAATATGACGAGTATTTATTACGGGGAGCGCAAGCCATCCTAACCAGAATGTCAACCAGGGAGGAGCGAAAAAATGAGTGTGGACTACACTTTAGTCTGCCATGACCACCACGAGAAGGTAAGTATCTGTAGCGACGGACTGAGTGGTCCCATGCTCCAATGCGACCGCTCTCTTGCAGCCTTCGTGATTACTCATCGCAAATGTTCACTCTCCGTGGCCGATGAGGATAATGACTGGATTGTTGAGGCGTATTTGGAGTGGGACGCTACGAATTGGGACGCACAACTGAGATATGATAGGTAGGAGTCAACCAGAAAGGAGTGGGAGCGATGAACACAGACTTCAGACAGATCCAGATTGATACCGAAGGTGGTCCTAATCGCAGGGACATCTCGGAGCTGAATCCGCGCGAATTGGGAGAAATAATCTGGCAACACAAATCGGGGTGCTCAATGGAGAGCATAGCCTCGTCACTCCGGGCAAAGCTGTGGCAAGTGTCGAATTATATAAAATCGGTGCGGAAAGGAGCGGGAGAATGCCAGCATGGATAAGCAAAAACTATTAAGGGCTGTTTTGGGTGTGATTGCCGACAACAAGACGAAACCTCAACCAGCTTTCGACATCCGCATTGACGACCGCGAAGAGTACGGAGAGCGCAGGATCATTGGATGGGTTGGGGATACGGATGTGATTCAAGTGAGCAACGGGCGCGGATACTGGAAGGTTGGAGGCTCTTCGTGCTTGCCGGTTGATGTCGCCAAGGCTCGTCAGTACGTCGAGGTCATGCGCGCCGTGCTTGAGATGTGTAACGAGGGAGGAGTAGGCGATGAGTGACAGAGACCCAAGGAGAGATCCGATCCCAGGCGATGAGATCCAGAATTGGACAGGGATACAGAGATATGTGGTTGTCCCGTTGTCTCCTGGACCCGGTATTGTCTTATATCGGTCCAGTCGCAGTAGTTGGGTATCGAAGTGCCAAGTTGCTACTTGGCGCCAGTGGGCGAAGGGTGCGAAGGTTCTCAAGAGAGGGGATGCGCCATGAATGCGAGAGCCACAAAGGGAAAGCGCGCAAGAATGAAGACTACTGTTGCTTATCTCCAGAATTACATGAGCACGTACTCAGACCAGACGGGGTATGAGGACTACTCAGACGAGACTCTGATTAACGATGTTCTTTATGGACTAGGGATGGCTATTGATCCAGAGAACAATCAACGCGCCAACGGTTTTTTGCGGTTCAAGGACATCCTCATAGAGCATCTTGTCGGCAAGCCAAAATACCTCGCGGCCGACCAACTCACGGAACCTGGATATTACTGGTGGTTGCCGGCCACATTTCAGGATGATCCCGGATTGCCTGAGAACTGGAGCATTCGCAATTGGCATCCCGATGATTCTACTCGGCCAAGGTCTGGTCTATTCGTTGGTCCGCTCAAGGCTCCCGTGAAGAAAGGGTGATTTATGTCACTCCTTTACTTAGTGAGCCGATGCCGCAAGGACGATTCGATTTACGGGCCAATACATGGTGCCTTTGACGCAAAGAAAACCCTGTGCGGCAAAGATATCGACTGGCGATGGCGGATTCTGAATGTCTTGAAGGATTCGGGTCGCGAGGTTACGTGCAAGGGATGCTTGAATAAACTGGAATGTGAGGAGGGGAGGAATCAAGATGACGTTTGAAGAGTGGTGGGACGCACATCCAAGTGCGGTATGGAGCAAGGCCGGAGATTCGTCTGTGTGGAAAATGTCCATGCGGACGGCATGGGAAGATTGTGAGTCTCATCAAAAGGTTAGACGGACGGAGGAAGCGATGAGCATCGAAGCATGGGGAGATGATGGCGATGTCGGCCCCGAGGGATATGTCACCGAGGAGCGGGCCGAGGAGATGTTTGTTGGTGGAGCTCAAGCCATGAGAGAGATGTTGGCTCGTTTTTTTGAGAGTGCAGGTAATGATCTGACAGCAAAGAGTATCAGAGCCCACTGGCATCCAGGATGGGGAGACGATCCGGGGCGCCCGGATGAGGTGGTTTCAGAGTGTTGGATCGTCTAACCCAGGGCTGAGCCGAAGCGGGCCACATGGCGGCGTTACGGTAGGCCGTGGTGCTACGGCCCGCTTCGGCTCAGCCCCATCGATAAGATTGTCGAACTGGAGAGTCAGATCAATAAGCATAGTGCCAGGATCACGGCGCTATTGAATCTTGCCGTTCGCGCCGTGGCAGAGGGATGGGAAATGACGCGACTCATGGATGAACTCTATGGTGATGAAAAGTGATTCTTCAAGGCCGCTCGCGCGGGTGTGATTGAGGGGGATGATGATGAATCAAAAAATTCTTGACAGGAATTTATCGGCTACGGTAGAATTTGAACCGTAGAACATGAATGAATTTTGATGTTGGGAGAGAGTTGAAATCATTCACTGAAACCACCCACAAGGAGATCGCTATGAGGATCAAGCTTTGACGCGCATCAATCGAACCTATTTAGATGAAAACATCAGCCAGGTCTTCAGTATCGGCGCCAGAATGGCCCGGCGGCATCTCCCATCGGCCAGTAACAAGCGGAGTATCAGGTAGGGCACATTCTTAACGGCCGCTCCTTGTACGTGGGAGCGGCCGTTTTCGTTCATGGATCAGTGGGGAAGTAGTCGGTTAAGGGCTCGGTCTAGGGCTTCGGCTTCTTCCTGCCCGCGAAGTATCCAAGTTTTATGGGCACATTGGCTCATCGGGTAGGCAGTTTTGATAACCCCACTCGCCGCCGTGCAAACCGCATCCATGGCCTGGAGCCAGTCAACCAGGTCACGCTCTGGTGGGCAGTTGACCAACTCCTTGATGTCCGACTCTCGGTAAAGCGTGCCGATGCCGTTGTGCCAGTTCTCACGTTCTTCGTCTTCAGTCATGTAATTCCTCCTTCTTCATGCGATTGGTACGGCGTACCGGGTCTTTCCGTGCGCCGATTTTAACCGAGGTGCCGGCCGCCCTCCGAAGCTTCCCCATGGCCCTGGTTTCGAGCTGCTGGACGCGCTGCCTGGATATGTTGCCGTGAGCCTCGGCGCATTCCCCCATGGTTTGGGGTTCGCCTCCATATCCGTTACATCCCCATCGACGCTCGATGATGTCGCGCTCCCTGGGAGACAAGCGACCCATGAGGGAGTCGAGCCGCTGGTGAACTTCGTAGGTTTGGTATAGGTCCTCTTGACTGGGCGCTTCACTTGGGATTCCGTCAACCAGGCAGGCGTCACTGTCGCCCTTATCTCCACGGTCGAAGTGGAGAGGGTGGTCCAGGCTCAAGCATTGGATCTCATAGTGTTCAATCACCTTGGCTATGCGGTCGGTCGACAGTCCGGATTCTTCTTGGAGTTTGGCGGCATCGGACGGGTCGGTAAGACTGAGGCTGTGGACTCTGGCAGCATTCCTGATTTTGCGGTAATCCTCGTAGATCCTGGTTGGAATTTTGATTGTTCGACTCCGATAGTGGATCTCCTGGATCATGCGCTGTCGTATCCACCAGACCGCGTAGCTGCCGAACTTCACTCCCGGGTAGGCTACCGGATTGAACTTCGTAGTAGCGAAAACCAGTCCCTCGTTGCCGCTCGAGACTAGGTCGTCATAATCCACGCCTCGGCCCAGAAACTTGCCCGCCATGGAATGCACGAGCCAAAGGCATGAACGGATTTGTTCTTCTCGCGTGTCTTCGGGTGGGACGAATCGTTCATGTTCCTTGATTGAGTTGCGGTAGATGGATACTCCGAGTTTATCGAAGCCTTGGCGGGATAACAATTCTTCGTGGTAGTCTTGCGGTAGACCCTTCTTCATGCTCTTATTCCCCTCTTTTGCGCGGTTGCCGTCAATCCATTCACAGGATACATCAATCCATGCCCTTGACACAAACTGAAAATGTGGGTATTTGCCAAGTGTGCGTTGTTCGTGCTTCCTTTTGCTAAGGGCTCCAGCGGGCCGTCAAAGTCGGGTTTTGATCCCCTCCTTTCCCGGTTTCTGGCCCCGGAGCCCGATGCAGGGGAGAGCCAAGCAGGAAGGGGGCTAATCGTGGGGTGGCTTTGCGTTTTTTTCGACTGCAAATGGTTTCATCTCTTCGACTTCGTGTCTCGGCTTGATACCGGGGCGTATCATAGTCGCGGCCTCTATCAGTGCTCTCGATGTCGGCGCGTTTCGGTCGGCAGGGCGCGCAAGAAAGCCGGGCCATGACCATGTCAATATCCCCTATTCTCGCCGATATCCTCCTCCACATAGAATCTTCCAAGGGCGCGGCCGCTCTCGCCGAATCTAAACTCTGGGATCTGGTCCACACTAAATCGGAATCATTACCCACCAATGGGGCTCACGACTTGGCTATTGTCGCCGGTAATCTATCGGCCACGGGGCTTCAGATGCGATCTCACTTGGAGGTGGTTCAGAGCTTTATCGGTAAGGTGACTAGCAGATGAGGCGGATGCGTTGGAATGGGTAAAACTCTTCGAGGTTCCTGGCCTCCTCCTGGCCGCGGGTGTGATCTGGATGTTGTTTCGGTTGCTATCCAGGATTGTGGATCAGGAATCGGAACGCCTGCATCAACGCACGGAAGAACGGGCATTGATGGCGGAAATGGCCACTATGCTCCGTCAATTATGCAGGATAGATCGGGACGGGGAGCGAGACCGATGAAGTTACTTCGCACCCTGGTGGATATTTGGAGCGGCGACTTTTGGCGGGAGGAGCGCGAGAGATCCAAGGAGGTTTTGGCCGAGGCTCGGAAAGCCGTGGACGAAAGCCGGGCAATGCTCGATGGTGAAGATGACTGGCTAATTCCATTGGAGAGGAGAAGGCGATATTGTGACTACCCAAAGAAATAGATCGGTCCTGAATGGATACAGGATAGCTTTCTTTTGGGCCGTTTCCAGCGGGATTATCGGTGCGGTCACGCTCATCGACCACTACAAAATAGCCGACGCGCTTCTGCTTTATCATGGGATCATCGCCGGGATTTGCCTTATTTGCGCCGTCATGTTCGCGGACTGGTGGAGAGTCAAGGGGTCGGCATCCAGTATTTTCAAGTGGATCACGGTGCTGCTTTTCGCAATCGGCGTCAATCAATGCGTTCGGTTCATTTCTCAGTGGGTGATGATATACGAGCCATGCTTCTACGATGAGTTCATCTGTTCCAGATTCTTGGTCTGGCAGTTGGTCCCCCTTCTCGTGGCGATGGTCTACTTGCTCTCGTTCGCCATTTGGCAGCGATTCGGACACGGCTCGACGTATCATGATGGAATTAGGGGCGATATGGCCAACGGATTTGAGCGGCTGTCGGCTCGCATCGTGGACGGAGAAGTCAGGTTCGACAGGCACACTCATTCAGGGCTGGTCCTGGACGCCAAGATAATTCTCAGGAACATTGAAGGAGAGAAATAGTGACGATTCGGCACACAAAGGCATGCAGAGTTGAACGGGCAATCGGGGTAATGGCGGCGGGGACGATGGCGCTAATTTTTATGTGGGGACTACTTTTCTTTTCGGGTTGCGCGCCGGTCCAGGTCAAGCCTGGATGCGAAAACTCCATGCAATCCCAACCCGGTATTGACATCGCCATGGCGGCTGGCGTGATTGGTCTGAGCGAATACCTGCTTCGAAACCCGGATGACAGGCTGGACGCACGGAAAGCGGTCCAGGCCGCGATCATCGTGCTCGAACAGGAAGTCGTGACCATGGACCTCCTGGTGTCCGCGCTCCAAAAAGGAATCAGTTCCCGAGAAGTGCGGGCGCGGCTCGGGTATGTTGCCATTTTTGGCAGGGGGCGAACCTCGGGTACGGCGCTTGATTCATGCGACCGGAAATATTTATTGGCGCACTTCCAGGAATTGAGGGGGATGATATGAGATTCAAGGCATTGATTTTGATGGGTATGGCGTTGGCTCTCAGCGCCTGCGCCAGTGGCGCCAACATGCGGGAGGCCGAGATTACGGTTACCCTTCCTCCCGGCATGACGGCGGTTGCAACCGTTGATGCCGAGGGCCGGGGTGTTCCGGCCGTCCAGATCAACATCGGCAACACCACGCGCACGGTTGATATCGAGACGGCACGGGAAGCCACGGCCACGCTTCCGATGGGTGCCGGGGCTGCGGGGCTGTAATGCCATGCCAGAATGCAACGCAGTCCACATCTCAACGAAAGCCGGCTACCGGGAAGGCACGATGGTCCGCGTCGAGAATCCTGCCGGTAGGTGGATAGAACGGTGTATATATTGCGGTGGTGAGTGGCTAAGTCTGATGCCTGGCGAGATCGAGAAAGATATTGATGATGGAATACGACCTGACGTTCTTAGAAGGCTTTGTAAAAAGAGTATTATTCAAGAACAGCACGAATCCTGTTCTGATGGATGTGGAGAAGAATTTATTAAACTCAGGAAGTGCGGAGAACGATTTTATTGATAATGACTGGAGTGGATTTACCTTTGAAGATATCAAAGGATGGCAGAAGATGTCCTGTTATTCATGTATGATTCATTGGGTTGAACCACCTAATCCAGTCAGAATGAACATGATTTGTACTAAATGTGGTGGAATTGCCCATAATGAGGGAGTATTTTAGCAATGACCTTTCCTTCAGATCAGCATGTAGGTCTTGTAGGAGTAACCTTGCTAGGTCTTGGTCTTGTTGGAACTGCTATGGTAATTACACAGGAAAATGCCGTAATTGCCGCGATAGGTGGAGTTGTTCAAATTGGAACAGGAATCGTTGGATTTTTAGGAGGTCGGGCAATAGGTAGAAATGAAACTCTTGCATCAAATGCAACAATTCCTGTTCCTTTGTCATCAGTTACAAGTAATGTAGAAACCACTATAACAAAAGAAACAATTAGCGATACTAAGCCCGAAATAATTGATGATTTAGATAAAAAACTTCAATTGAATCTAAATAATAGTGTTTTATAAAAGGATAGCCAAAAATTGAATTTATTTGGCCTAGAGATAAAATTTAGACGAAAACGCGACATTGATACCGTCAAGTCAAATCGTCTATTAGGTGCATTGTTAGGTAATTGGAGTTATGGGAGAGAATTGCCTTCCGAAACTGATTTTACTTCACAATTGCATTCATATAAATCATGGGTTTATACAGCATCAAATCTTAATGCAACAAGTGTTGCTCAAGTTCCATTAAGATTGTATGTTGCAAAACCTAAAAAGAATCTTAAATCAAGATTTCTAACAGGAGAAGTTCATTCAGAAACAAAAAAATATTTAATGAGTACAAATAGTATTTGCAAACTTCCACAAGTCCGTAAAGCCGTAGAAATAGAAGAAGTTCTTGAACATCCTCTTATTGATCTTCTCAAGAATGTAAATAGCTTTTCAAACGGTTTTGATCTTCATGAGATGACACAACTTCATCAAGAATTGACAGGAAATGCTTATTGGCTTTTGATAGAAAATAAATTGGGCGTACCTGAAGAGATTTGGATAGTACCTCCTGATAGAATGTATCCAATTCCCGATCCTAGTAAATTTATATCAGGTTATGCTTATAGATACGGAATGACAAAGATAGCTTTTAATGAACAATCTATTATTCAATTTAAGATGCCAAACCCTTATAGTCCGTATTATGGTTTAAGTCCATTAGTAGCCGTTGCGGAAGCGTATGGAATTAATGTCAATATGAATAAATATGAAGCATCTATCTTCCGTAATATGGGAAGGCTTACAGGTGCTTTTGAGACAGATGAATCTCTTGATGAACAAGAATATGAGAGATTGAAGTTAGAATTGAGAGAAACTTTTACTGGCGTTGACAATATAGGCAAATCACCATTGCTTGAAAAAGGTGTTTCTTTCAAAGATTATGGATTGAAACCTGCAGAATTGTCATTTCTTGAAGGTAGGCTTCGTATAAAAGAAGAAATTTTGAATTCCTTCGGCCAAAATCTCGCTCTTTATGATAAATCAGCTACAAGAGCAAATTCTGATGCTGCACAAACAATGTATGCAAGGCGAGCGATAAAACCTCGTTGCTTTAGATATCAAGATAAACTGAATGAAAAATTAGTACCAAAATTTGATGAGTATTTATTTTTTGCATTCGAAGATCCTGTCCCGGAAGATATCCTCATTGCTCAAAAAGTAAGAGAAGGTAATCTTAGATCTGGATATAGTGCTATTAATGAAGAAAGACATAAAGGCAGACTTCCTCCTATTGAAGGAGGAAATGAGCCGTTGGTGCAAATGCAGTACCTCCCGCTGTCTGCTATTATGGCCGGTAAAAACTTAAAACAAGATGGTTTATCTTCAATAGATGGATCTGATAATAAACCATCTGATGATAAGAAATTAATCGAAGATAAGAAATAATCAGGCAATGGAGGTTATAAAATGCAATTGATAACTCGTGAATTTGAAATTGATCAGGTTGCATTGCCTGATTGGGCCAAAGAAGTATCTACAAATTGTAAAGCCAAAACTCTTGTTCGCAAAGGCTTTACGATGGAAGATGTTAAATTTGTAGATGGAGAACGTGCAGCAATCCATATCATCACATCGGCCCATTGTGATAGAGATGGTGAAATTGTTCTTCCCAAAGGTATTAGTTTTAAAAACTATGAAGCTAATGGGAAGCCGGTGTTATGGGGACATGATTACCATTCCCTGCCTCTTGGAAATTGTATGTGGGTGAAACATGATCGAAACACTAATTCGATTATAGCAAAAACTAGATTCGCTACCCATGATAAAGCAGAACAAGTCTATCAACATTTAAAAGAATTTCCTCTTTCTTGTTCTATTGGTTTTATACCTAAATCTTCTGTAGACAACGGCAATTTGACACGCTTGGATACAAAAGATTGGGGAATTAGTGAAGACGAATTAAATAAAGCTTCTCGTGTTTACACAGAGGCAGAATTGCTCGAATATTCTATCGTTCCCATTCCTTCTAATCCTCAAGCGTGTCAAATTGCCGTTGCAAAAGGACTTTTCTCTCCTGAAGATTTTAAATCAATTGGTTATATTTATGAAATAATTGATCCTTTCAAGAAAGAGATTGAGTTTGTCCTAGAGGAAGGAAATGACGATGGCAAACAAGAAGAAAACACAGAAGAAACCAAAGCAGAAGAAGAATCCGGAACCAGTAGTATCGAAGGGGAAGAAAAAGAAGTAAAAGCTGAAGATGAAGAAGATATGTGTAAGTGTTCTTGCGGTTACGAAGTAAAACCCAATGAAGATGGTGTTTGCGGAGAATGTCCTGAGTGCGGTGAGATGATGAAGGGTTGTCACAAACCTAAGAAGAAGGCCGAGTCTGAAGACCTCTTAGAAGGGGTCCAGAAGCCCCTAGAAGACAAAGAACCGCAGGTTAAGACAGTCAAGTACCGTAGATTCGAGATAGAATCAAATCCAGAAGAAGTCTTTAAAAAAGAGTATAAGGAGAGAGTAAATCCTAATCTTTCCAAAATCTTTGATATCGCTTCTGTTCCTAGTCAGCCATCTTCTTACACTTACAAAATTTATTGTAGCTTTCTTGAGTGTAGAGTCAAGGATATCTTTGAAAGTAGTACGTTTATCTATCCTTCATTGATGGGTACTTATCTTGCTGCATTCAAACAGGCTACAAAGAATTTTAAACATCTTGACACTCGTAATATTGGTTGGGGATGTGAATATCCACCTTGTTATGAAGTGATTCAATTGAATAGTAAAACAAGTGATGATTTCCTTGTAGATGGATCTGATTTCTGGAATGCAAATGGTGTTCCTGTAATTATGAGTTTCTTTCCTGTTTGGGGCGGAATGGAATGTCATATTTATACAGATAGAGATAATCGAGATTTCAATCGTAAGATTATTCAAGATGCCGAAGAATGGATTAAGACGAATCATCCATTGAAGGGTGAAAAATTCTCTATCAATGGCGAATTTATTCCGGTTGATAAATCAGATGATTGGAATACGATTATTCTTGAAGAGAATATCTTTAAAACTCTTCAAAGGGTGAGTAAAGTTATCTCCGATAAAAAAGAGAATATGAATAATCGTGGTATGTTGATGGTAGGCCCGGCAGGAACTGGGAAAACCAAGGGTTGTCGCATAATGATGTCTCAAATTGATTCAACATTTGTTTGGGCTTCATCTAAAGATTTCTCTCGTATTGGTCCTGTTGGTGGATTAAAGCAAGCATTTTCTTTGGCTAGACAACTTTCTCCGTCAATTCTTGTGATGGAAGATATTGATAGTTGGCTTAATAGTCATGGTGTTATGGATTTGATGAAGACAGAATTGGATGGTATTAAGAAGAATAAGGGAGTTGTGAGTATTCTTACTACCAATTTCCCTGATAAACTTCCTGATGCATTACTTGATCGTCCTGGTCGTTTCCATGATGTTTTGGAATTTGGTTTGCCTTCTGATGATATTCGTAAGAAAATGATTAATCAGTGGATTGGCGATCTTCCTGAAGAAGTATTGAGTGATATTACTGAAGACACTAAGGGTTTTAGTGGTGCTCATATGTGGGAATTGATTGAATTTGCAAAGACTATTTCAGAAGATGATGATATTCCTATCAATGAAGCACTTCTTGAAAGTCTTGGTAAGATTCAAGATCAAAAACAATTAATCGACAGAATTCGTGGTAAAGAAGTAGTTGTTTCTATTGAGAATGAAAGTCAAAATGATTTTATTCTTGAGATTGAAGATCCAATTGAAAAATCAGTAGAAAAAGAAAATGATTTTGATTTGGATGATGTAGTAAAGGCATTTAATAATGTTTTCAAAGAAACTATTGAACCTATTACCAATATAGACAAGACAATTGATGAATGTATTAAACGGGCACAAGGAAAGATGTTTTAGATAAATGGTAAAAAGTTAAATGTTAGGTCTGGAGGTATCTTAGAGATACTAGGACTTGAGACATTGGCTTATGTGTGTGGGTAATCAACAGAGCGACTTTTAGATCGCTTTAATTTTTTCTAAAGGAGAAAGAAATGGCTGAAGTACAGCAGAAGAAAGTGACCGCAGAAGATTTGGCTGGAATGTTTAAGGATGTTATTGCTCCTCTGGCGAAACAGGTAAGTGATATCAGCGAAAGTATTGATACCAAGATCGCTGATGCGATTAAGTCTACTGAAAAAGTTCCTGCAATTACCGCACATACCAATCTTCTTGATGATACCAAGGGTGGATTCAAGGCGATGTGGCATTTTGCTCGTGATGTTGCCCGTGCTGACAAGAGCGGCGGAAGAGATGTTTCTAAAGAACTTGGTAGTTGGGAAAAAGTTTCTAGAGAAGTTACTAAAGCCGCTGGTTCTGGTATGGAAGCCGGAACTGATCAGTATGGTGGATGGCTTCTTCCTGTTGAATTCCAAAATAACCTTCTGAATGCAGTTGAACAAAAGAATGTTGTTATGGAACGCTGTACTAAAATCCCTATGGGAATGCCCATCGTTGAGATTCCTTATGTTAATGGATTTGATCTGTCAAGTGGCCTTGTCTATGGTGGAATTCAATGGACCTGGGTTGACGAACTTGAGTCTGTAACTGAAACTAGACCGAAAATCGGTAAAGTTCAGTTGAAACTCAATAAGTGTATGGGTATGTGCTATACGTCTGATGAGATTCTTGCTGATTCTCCTCAATCTATGGAAGCATTACTCAAGAATGGCTTTGAGAATGGCCTTACCTATGCTCTTATGTATGCTTTCCTTCGTGGTTCTGGTGCGGGTCAGCCTCAAGGTATTCTTAATGCAAATTGTCTTGTTTCTGTAACTCAGGAAACGGATCAGCCAGCAGGAACCATCTATTTTGAGAATATTGTAAATATGTATTCTCGTGCATTCAATCCAGCCAATTGTGTTTGGATGGCTAATATTAGCTGTCTTCCTCAGATGGCAGCAATGAATCTCGCGGTTGGTACTGGTGGTGTTCCTGTGTGGATGCCTGCTGCTGGTATTTCTTCCGCACCTTATCCGACTTTGTTTGGACTTCCTGTAATTTGGACTGATTTTTGTTCGGATGTCGGAACTGTTGGCGATATTATCCTTGCGGACTGGAGTCAATACCTTGTTGGTCAAAAGAGTGGAAAGGATGTGTCGAATTTTGACTCTTCTATCCACCTGAAGTTTGACTATGCCCAAACCGCACTCCGTTTCCAATATAGGGTCGATGGAAATTCGTGGTGGAAGTCAAGCTACACGCCCCCAATTGCAACTACAAAGACACGTTCTCCGTTTGTGGTTGTTGAAACTCGCTAAATGAAATAGCGGGATAGAAATATCCCACTAGTCAAATAAGAATCTTTAGATTTGAAGGAGAAGAGAAATGGCAACTGGTAGACTGATGGAAGAAGTTCTTTTTGTACATGTTGGTACTTCTGGTTTTATTGCAAGCTATGCTGATATGACCACTGGTAATCCTACAACTGATATTGTCAGCATGAAGAACTACAATCGTTGTACATTTGCGCTTATCTATGGTGCTGGCGCTACTGGAACGGCAACTGTAACCGTTGAATCTTGCGATACGACTGTTCCTGGTACTGCAACGGCAATTGCTTTTAATTATCGGGTTTGTACAACTCCCGATACTTGGGGCGAAGTAACGGCTTGTGCGGCTACTGGCTTCACGACTGCTGCGAATGCTGATAAGATGTATCTTATTGAAGTTAATGCGGCTGAATTGTACAGTACAGATTCTTTTGTTCGACTTCAATTTACTGAAGTTGATAGTACGGCTGTTGATGGTACTGTTATTGCCATTATGAGTCAGCCTCGTTACATTCAGGGTATTCCTTTGACTGCGCTGGCGTAATTGAATAATGGAGGGGATAAAACCCCTCCATTAAAAGGATTTTTATGTTTGCAACAGTAAAACAATTAGGAAATTCAAAGAAACAGGTTGATGTTATCTTTGATAGAGACTGGATGGGTTTTAAGAAGGGGTATGAAACAACTGTTTTTGAATACGTTGCAGAGAAATTGATTAAACAAGGATTGGCTCATCTTAGAATTGGTTCTAAAGTAGAAGAGATTAAGGTTAAAAAATTGATCAAAAAAGAGACAGAGATGAAAGAATCAGTTCAAGAATCTGTGAAAGAATCTCAAGAACAGAAAGAATTCAAACGCCCACCTAGAGATAAGATGGTTAAAAAAGCTACTGTATCTAAATAATGTCCATTATCTGTGAGGTAGATTAGTCTACAAAACTCACAAAAGGAGGAAGAAATGGCCTATCGTGATCACGGGAATAATATCCTTGGTGTTAATACTGCAGATAACATGTTTATCTCTGATACTGTTACTGCTAACGAAGATGGTTCTATAATTGAACGACTAGAATTCCTTCAAGGAAGATCTGGCTATTCAATTCCTCTTGAAAAATCAGATGGTAGTGTTCTCAATGGTTCTGATGATCTATTTACCATTACTGGCGGTCCTGTTCGTGGGGTTGTTACAGGAATTGTCACGACTATCATTGGCGGTGCCGCTAATGGAACTCTTCAGATTACGACAACCTCTCCTTCTGGAACTACGAGTCTTTCAACGACAGTAGCAATTGATAATGATGCAGCAGGAACATCTTATCGCTTTGTTGGCGCGACTGGTGTTTTAACTCCTGTAACTGCCGGTGCTGTTATTATTGATCCCGTAACTACTGATGATAGTGTATTTCTTTTGCCGATTGGAACAGTCAAATTTACTTGTACTGCTGCAAGAAGTGGTAATATCAAATGGTATCTTTCTTATTGGCCTTTGTCTTCAAGTTCAAGGGTCGTGGCTGCTGCTTAAATTAATCCACCTATTGGAAGTAAAAATGCATAGGAGGTATGAAAATGGCTTATCGGGATCATCCAAATAATATCCTTGGATCTGACAATGCAGACAATGCTTTTTCTTCAAGCAATGTAGTTGCTAATGAAGATGGATCTATTCTTGAAAGATTAGAATATATCCAAAGTCTTTCAAGCACACTTGCATCGGTTTCTGATGGTGCTTCGATTCTTGTAAGTGCTGGTGAAGCTGTTTATGATGCTGATAGTAAGATTGCTTCTACTGGCATCCAAGTTTCAACCGCTCAAAGTCAAATTACTTCAGCAGCGACATCTGTTGGTATTGGTGGTTCTACAGGTAATAGTTTGGCGGCATCGGTAGGTATTCAGACTTCTACTATTAATAGTAAAGTTGATTCTGTTGGAATTACAGCTTCTACTGTTAATAGTGTAGCTTACTCTGTTGGTGTTCAAACTTCTACGGTTAATTCAAAGGCTGATTCTGTTGGAATCCAAGCATCTACAATAGAAAATGAATTGACTTCTGCTGCTACTTCAGTAGGCATTGGCGGTTCTACTGCTAATAGTAAGATTGATTCAGTAGGTGTTCAGACTTCTACTGCTCAGAGTTTAACTACTTCATCCGCAACAAGTGTTGGTATCGGAGTATCTACTGTTGATAGCAAACTCACTTCTGCTGCAACAAGTGTCGGCATTGGCGGTTCTACTGCTAATAGTAAGATTGATTCTGTTGGTGTTCAGACTTCTACTGCTCAGAGTTTAACTACTTCAGCCGCAACAAGTGTTGGTATCGGAGTATCTACTGTTGATAGCAAACTCACTTCTGCTGCAACAAGTGTCGGCATTGGCGGTTCTACTGCTAATAGTAAGATTGATTCTGTT